TATTGCCATGCTGCTGGCAAGGTGATACCTGGCTTACAGAACCGTCGGCGTGCTGAATGCACCAACTTCTGTGGTGGCAATCCCATCAACAGCGGCGGCGTCTAACATCTCTGACCAAAAATTCCTAGGTTAAAACATGGCTAAATATCATGATAAACAAAGGTATTATCTACATCTATGGCCATAGTTGCACCAAGCAGAGTATTCTACGGATTCAGCACCTTTGATACAAACGCCAAGAATCAAGCGTTTGCTGATGTGCCTCTGATCCAACGTGATCTATACAATCATTTCAACACGCTACCAGGTGAACGAGTGATGATGCCCACATATGGTTGCAGAATCTGGGACATGTTGTTTGAACCATACGATGATGCACTGATACAGGCAGTGATAGCCGAAGCCACACGCATAGTGAATACGGACAGCCGAGTGGTGCTGCAGAGCATAATAGTGAACCAGATAAATCAGGGACTATTGGTGCAGATGACGCTGTTTTATCAACCTTTTGGAGTTATTGATTCATTTAGTGTCCAATTTGATCAAGATGCAGTAAACTTAGATATGATATCGTGATGAGGGAATGAGATGGCAGTAAGTCAACAACAACGTCAGAAGCAGCTGTTCGCAGCAGAAGACTGGCAGGTCATCTACCAAGCTTTTACACAGGTAAACTTCAGTGCATATGATTTCCCAACCATACGCACAGCAATGGTAGAATATATTCGCCTCAACTATCCTGAGGATTTCAACGACTGGACAGAGAGCAGCGAATTCGTGGCCATCATTGATCTGCTGGCTTATCTGGGTCAAAGCCTTGCGTTCAGGATGGATCTCAACACTCGTGAGAACTTCTTAGACACTGCTCAACGCCGTGACAGCATATTTCGTTTGGCACGCATGCTCAACTATCAGCCTCAACGCAGCATACCAAGTGCAGGTATCCTTAAGGTTTCTCAGATAGTCAGCAATGAAGATATCTATGATGCCAATGGATTGAATCTCAAAAACACTCCTATCAACTGGAATGACCAGAACAACGCAGACTGGCAAGAGCAGTTTACATTGGTGCTAAACGCATCACTGAACAGCACCAACTATTTTGGGAATCCTTCTAAGAGCGGAGTGGTAAACAACATACCCACTGAGTTATATGCGCTAAACAACACTGCCATACCTACAAGCGTGGTTCCGTTCACTGCTGTGGTTGGCGGTAATAACATGAATTTTGAGCTGGCCAATCCAGACTTTAATGGTGCCACGGGCGGAAACGCCACAGTGCTGGGCACCACGGGGTATTTCTTTGAAAGATCTCCAAACCCTATCAACAGCTGGTACATCATATATCAGAACGATGGCAATGGGTACGACAGCGCCAATACTGGATTCTTCTTGTTCTTCAAGCAAGGTACCATGGGCTTTGCTGATTATCAGCTTGATCTTCCAATAGCCAATCGAGTGATAGATGTCACAGTAAGCGGTATTAACCAAACTGATGTATGGGTACAGAACATCAACACAGCTGGACTGGTCACTGCCAATTGGACTCTGGTTCCAAATGTCAACGGCTTCAATGTTATATACAACAGCATTAATAACAATGTACGCAATATCTACAGTGTGATCACTCGCGATTTCAACGGGGCTGACCAAATCAGCTTGCGTTTTGCTGACGGTAACTTTGGTACAGTGCCTGTGGGATTGCTGCGTGTATGGTACAGGGTAAGCAACGGCCTGCAGTATCAGATACGTCCAACTGATCTCACCAATCTCAAGTTCAACTTCAGCTACAATGACAATCTGTTCAATACCTACAGCGTGGCATTCAACACCAATCTACAGTATACAGTTGCGAACAGTCAGACGACTCAGAGCAATCAGCAGATACAGTTGGCAGCAGAGCAGGTATATTACACACAAGACCGCATGGTCAACGGTGAAGACTACAACCTGTTTCCGCTGCAGAGCAGCCAGGCACTCAAGGTTAAGGCTATCAATCGTACCTATAGCGGCCAAAGCCGTTATTTAGATATCAACGATCCCACCGGTACCTATCAAAACATAAACGTGTTTGCCACAGACGGAATACTCTATGAAGAATATGAACTCAACGCACAAGAAGTTGTTATCAGTGTAGGTACACCAAATCTTGTGTATGTCATCGATAACATACAACCAATGATAAACGGTGGTAGCAACAGCACCTTTGCTAGCGCAGCTCTTGAACTACAAAACTTCTTCTACAAGAATTATCCTCGTTATACAGCTTCTGGATCTTATTGGAATCTGGTAACTGCTAATATTGGTAGTAGCACAGGAAGCATAGATGTAGGTGGTTTTGCTCAGAGGCTAGGTCAAGATGCCACAGCTGGTAGCGGCGAAGCTTACATTGCAGCTGGCAGTTTGATTAAATTTACCAGTGTCAGTAATGTTACATCTTGGACCAGTGTGGTTAGCGTGGTGGGAGATGGTACTGGTATTAACAACACGGGAATCATCGCTAGTGGTCTCGGAGCTGTTACGCTGAGCTCAGTTGTACCAGATCTTAGCAGATTAGACAGCATCTGCGGACCTTGGGAAACGACATTGACATCCAGTGAACAGACTGCTATCGCAGCAGCTATGGATTATAAGCAGACATTTGGTATAGGATATTCTGAACTATATCAGATTTGGTATGTTATAACCAATCCCAACCTTAGCACAGGTCCTGGCTTTAGCCTGCAGAACGCACAGGATACCACAGGAACCAATGCTGATGCAAGCTGGCTAATCAAAGTGATATACAACACCAACAGTTGGATAATCCAAAGTCGTGCACAACGTTATGTGTTTGAAAGCGTTGATCAGGTACGTTTCTTTTTCAGCAATAGTGAAAAGACAATCGATAGCAGCACAGGCAAAGTGCTGTACGATTCTGTGAGTGTGTTAGGGGTAAATCCAGCACCTCTACCGCCAGCACCGGCTCCGGCATTGGGCCAAGACTATCTATGGCAGGTATATGGACAAGAGATATATCCAGATGGCTACGCAGATCCTGCAAGTGTGCGTGTGACATTCTGGAGCTCACAGGACGCACCTTTACCAAACAATCCAGATGAGTTCGTGACCATAGTCAATCCAGACGTAACGCCACCTGCCAAGTATGTGTTCTGGGTTAGGTACACCAGTGCCGAGGGTTACCAATATTACCAACCCATCGACATACCAGATTATAGAATCTATAGCACTCCCAGCGCTGTCCCAACACCTCCATATGGTAACTGGCAGAATGGAGAAGTGGCTTATGTTATATCCACTGGTGCATTCTTGCTTTACGAGAACGGAACGCTCACAGACGTTACCGCAGATTACAAGGTTAGAATGGGACGCAACAATATAAGCTATCTGTGGCAACACTATGCTGCCTATGATCAACGCATCAATCCTGCTATCATGAACATCATAGATACCTATATCTTGACAGCAACATACAATGCTGATTTACGTAATTGGATAGCCATTGGAGGCAGCGCAGATACAGAACCACAGCCTCCAACAATCAGTGATCTAAATTCCACATTTGCATACTTTGAACAATACAAGATGATGACTGATCAGATCGTTTGGCATCCAGTGACCTATCGATTGCTGTTTGGAACACAAGCTCAACCAGAATATCAGGTAATATTCAAAGTGGTCAAGGTACCAGGAACCAGCAACAGCGACAATGAAGTTAAGAGCTTGGTCAAACAGCAGATTGACACATATTTCAGCTTGGCAAACTGGGACTTTGGTCAGAACTTTTATTTCACAGAGATGAGTACATTCATACAGATGAATCTTGCAACCATAGTTGCTACCATAGTGATGGTTCCCACCAGTGGCAGTGCCAAATTTGGTGATCTCTTTGAGATCATAGCTAACCCTGATGAGATCTTCATCAGTTGCGCCACGGTGCAGAACATAGTGATAGTGGGAAGCCTCACAGAGGCACAGTTGGGGATAAACAATGGTTGATAAGCGCAGGGTAATAACCCTACTTCCCGGTGTTAATCAGACCGATACTCTGACCAAATTCTTTGCTGCGACAGTGGACCACATGTTCCAACCGGAGAGCGTGGAATTTCTCAGCGGATACATAGGTACCAAACCTGTCTATTACAACCCTAAAACAGATTTCTATGTGGGTGAGCCAACCAAGAGCAGGGCCGATTATCAGCTGCCTGTGACGGCGGTAAGCAAGAATACCTACAGCGGCGCAGCAACTAACATCATGTTCTATCATGATTACGTGAATAACCTGCAGTTCCAGGGAGCTGTTGTCACCAATCAAAGCAGGTTGTTTGAGCAGGAATATTACAGCTGGTCTCCGCCTATTGACCTCGACAAGCTGGTAAACTATACCAAGTATTACTGGGTCCCTAGTGGACCAAATCCCATACTGTTGCTATCCAAGACCGATCTATTGGCCGATGCTGCGGGAAAATCTCAGTATGTCTATGATGGTGCGTACCAGCTAACCAGTAACGGCCAGATCGTGACCGGTAAGCTGGTGTTCAGCACTGGATTGATAGTTACGCCAACTGATGATGCTACTAGTGCTATCAACAACATACCGTATATCGTCAACAATGTTGGTCGAGAAATACAGCTTTTAACGCTGAGCGGCTATAACGACCCAAACTGGGACAACCGCGGTTGGGACACAGAAGCCTGGGGCGGCAATGCTGAGATTTATCTCAAAGATTATCTAACAGTTGCTAGACAGCCAAATCCCAGCAACCAATGGAGTGCCAACAACCGTTGGTTCCACATAGATGTGTTGACACTCAGCGGCACTACTAGCACGGTTATCTATCAAAGCAGAGCAGAGCGTGCAATCATAGAATTCCAAGCAGGGCTACAGCTTTACAACAGCGGCTGGCGCGGCCGACCAAATGCCACATATGTGCTGAGCAACATCCCCGATGTGTTAGGAACTATAGTTGGGCAGAGCAGCTACTATATAAGCGAAGGTGTATTGCTGCAGGATGGACAGACCATCCTAGTTACGGGCGATTCAGATCCTTTGGTCAATAACAAGGTATATGAGGTAGGCGGTTTAGCAACACTAGGCGTGATAACTCTCACAGAAGTTGGCGGACAGCCAGTTCTAGGCGATACGATATTGGTGTTGTTTGGCACGCTTACTGTTGACAATATCAGCTATACTGGAAATGTGCAGTACTGGTATAACGGTACTGCTTGGTTGAGAGCACAACAGAAAGTGTTGTACTCTGCGCCGCTGTTTGATCTATTTGATTATGATGGCAATTATCTAGCTGATCCAAGCATCTATCCAAGTAGCACTTTTGCTGGCAATGCTATCTTTACCTATGCTACAGATTCATATGCTCAACTGGATTTAGAACTTGGTTTCAGTCCGCGTCTGGATCAATTTGGCGACTTTGTTTTTAACAATAATATAGTCACAGAAACCTATGCCTATCAGTACAATGCTGTGACTACACAGACAATAGAGGGCTTTGCTTATTACAAAGATAATTCAACGACTGTGCCTCAGTACAACAATGAATGGTATAAGTCGCCGCAACCTAGCAGGCAGTATATCGTCAATGATTTTACAGTGTATCTACCTACCTATAGTTTCACTATAGACCAAGTACCAGAACCAAATCCTGGCCTGCTATCTAGCATCTATGTGACTCTCATACAGGATCAAAGTGGAACACTGCTCACTAATGGCATTGATTATTCAGTATCGTCTAACATAGTCACGCTCACGGTGCCAGCTGCTCCAGGACAGCGAGTGTTAATTCGCAGCTGGAGTCGCGGTGCGCCGATACATCTAACGGGGTATTATGAGCTGCCTCCTAATCTAACAGCCAATAGTGATAATCAACAAGTCAATACCATAAGCCAGAGCCAATTTGCGCAGCAGTTTGAAAGCATCATTTTGAATCAACCCGGATTAGTTGGGTCCCCTCTGGGTAGCAACAACTATCGTGACACTCCCCGCATCTTGGGTCTTGGACTGTATATCCTGCAGCACAAGGCACCGCTGACCAAACCAATGATACTGAGCAGTGGTAACATCACTGTTGGTATCAACACGGTCATGAACAATACTGAGCCCATGCAGGCCATACAGTATGCGCAAAACCAATACACACGTTTCTATAATAGATTTATTCAAGCACTGTTCACTCTGAGCGCCAATGGTTACACTGCAGTTGAATCGCCGCAGACATGGGTTACCACAGCATTGACACAGATCAATCTAGGCAAGAGTCCAAACAGTCCATGGGCCAACAGTGGTATAGACGGACCACAGGCAGGTTATACCTATCTGCGCAGCACGGTTCCCACATATGTACCACCAACTGGTACTAGATTAGGGGTGACCAAAGCATACATGCCAGTTGTGTACTACGAACCCCTAGAAGTTGGATACAACTTGGTGATACAGTGCCATGATGGCGCGAGATTCGTAATGGCCAAGGATGGCGTGCCGCTAGGTACCATAAACTACGGACTGTCCAGCACCAGCGACCCTGTGCTGTTATCAAATCCGGTGGCTGCTGCATGGCTGCAGTGGGAGCTAGATCTATTCAATAACATGCCAGATGCGTATTCAAATCCACAGGCTATACTGGCTCTTGATATCACTGCCTATACTCCGGGCAAATGGAGATCGAGTGACTACACTCTAAGCGAGTATCTGCAGGTTACCTATCCGATGTTTGATAGATGGGTGATCGGTAACCAAGTTGATTACCGTGCTAATACTACCTATAAAGCAACAGATCCTTTCACATGGAACTATTCTGATATCAAAGACAAGAACGGCCAAGCAGTTCCGGGCTATTGGCAGGGTATATATCGTTGGTTCTACGACACTGATCGCCCGCATATCGCTCCATGGGAAATGCTGGGATTCAGCCAGCAGCCGCCTTGGTGGACTGAAGAATACGGTCCGGCACCATACACTCGTGGTAATACCTATATGTGGCGAGATCTCGCTGCTGGGTTGATAAGACAAGGCCCTCGCCGCGGTGTGTACACACCAGGAGTACGTCCAGGACTCCTCGGCTGTATACCGGTTGATGATCAAGGCAACTTATTACCTCCGATACTAGCTGGCACCGTTGTCGGACAACCAAGCCAAGCACAGGCGTCAGCAGCCTGGGTATTTGGCGATGGTAGCCCAATTGAATCTGTGTGGATCTACAGCAATGATTACAGCTTTGTAACTGCACAATACAGCTATCTCATGAAACCGGCTCAGTTCATAGAATACAACTGGGACACTCTGCGTCAGCTTACTGTGTTTCCTGAACAACCAACATCGCAAAGCATATACATAGATACCTATAACAGGCGTCCAAACAGTGAACTGTATGTTCACAGGGAAAATCCCAGCGCAATAGGTGGTAATATCAACGTACCAAACGAGAGCACGCTGACATATTATGGCAGCGGTGGCATTCAGCATTGGATCACTGAATATGTGGTCAGTCAAAATCTCAATGTCACACAATATTTTGGCGGCATTGTGCGTGGGACAAACGCACAGTTGGCTCACCAAGCAGGCGGATTTGTGGCCAGCAACCTTTATCTCACAGCTGACAGCTTTGGTCAAATTGGTTATACCAGCCAGATCATACCAAGCGAGAATGTCAAGACATATCTCTACAAGAGTGCCAGCATCAAGGAAGCATTCTACAGCGGTGTTATCATAACTCAGGTATACAATGGTTGGAGAGTGGTTGGATACGATGGTATCAATCAATTCTTCCTGACCATACCAAGCAATCTCAGCGGCGCCAAGACCACAGTGGTAGTTGGTAATGACAGAGTATATTGGTACAAGATACCCGTTGATGCCGCCCAAGAAGTGCCATATGGTACGGTCTACACTTCTAAACAAGAAGTCTTTGATTTCCTAGTGAGTCTGCAACGTTATCAAGAATATCAAGGATTTATGTTTGATCAATACAACTCAGACAATAACAGCACACTGGATTGGATGCAGAGTGGTCGCGAATTCCTGTTCTGGAGCCAAGGTAATTGGGCCGATGGCAATTTTATTGCGCTTAGCCCTCTGGCTTTGAACATCAAATTCCATCAGACATTTGGCAGCGTTCAGTTTGTTAACGCTGTGGTAGGTGGAACCTATCCAGTGATAGACAAGACAGGCAATCGCATAGATGGACCAAACCTCACAGTGCTGCGCTATGATGATGTGATCACAGTTACGCCAACTGGCACTCAAGTTATCTATGGTATAAGACTTTTTGCCAACACCATTGAGAGCGTGTTAGTCATAGACAATGTCACCAGTTTCTTTGACACAGTTTACGATCCTCTGTACAATCTTTATCAACCGCGTCTCAAGCTGTTTGCTTACAGGACCAATGACTGGGATGGTCGTGTGGATGCACCTGGATATTTCCTCTATCAAAACGGCACAGATAACCAATGGACGTTGGTTACCAATTTTGAAAAGACGGCCAACGACTTTACCAAATACTACAACATAGACCAGCCCAAGAATTATACCACAGTGGATCCTGTCACTGGCAATCTAGTGCTAGCTGAGACCACGCTTGCTGCGGTTGATGTCCAGGTTATCAGCGACATGGCCAAGCATCAGATCGGATACCAACACAGGCCGTATCTAGCAAACTTGCTGCTGGAAGAAGGCACAGAATTCCAGTTCTATCAGGGATTCATCAAGCAGAAAGGCACAGTCAGTTCATTTAATGCTCTATTACGCAATGCTGCTATCGTGCCGCCGCCTAGTGCCTATGAATACTATGAAGAATATGCTGTGCGTGCATCAAGGTTTGGTAGCACTGCAATAAACACCAGCATTGATTTTATCATTCCTCAGAATCAATACCTAAACGATCCTCAGCAGATACAGGTATTTGGTGTGCAGAGCACTGACCGAGAGCTTACTAGTGTGATCACACTGATACCAAATGATCCGCTGATACTGGTACCTCCTATCAGCTACAGCAGCGAGAATGATCCTCTATTCCCTCTTTTAGATACCACAGCGCCAAACTTCCAGACCGATTTGCCCACAGCTGGCTACGTTTTAGTGGGAGAAACTAACTTTACCATAACCAACGCTGCAGTTCTAAGCACTCTCTGGGAAAGCCAAAACACAGCAGGCAATCCTATAGTAAACGGTGATACCGTATGGCAGTTTATAACACCAACTCAGACCTGGGATGTGTGGAAGTTTAGCACTGCTAATGTTAACATCGTTAACACAACGCCCAGCATCTCAACTGGTCAACCAACTGTTATTAACTGCAGTGGCAATGTTGGCCTGAGCCCAGGTGACATAGTTGTGCTAGATGGTATCAGCAATGTCAGTGCTTTACAGGGTACATTCACTGTTGGTAACATCACTGGTAACGGCAACAGCTTCACGGTTGGAGTAAACACCTTCACTATTGGTGCCGGTGGTAATGTTACAGCCTACAAGAGCACGCGATTTGATAACGTCACTGATCGTGATCGTTACCCTCCGCTGAATGGTTGGCAGACAGGTGACATAGCGTATGTTGATAAGAGCAATTACGGCATTAACGGCTGGACCGTATACAAGAGAATTGACAATCAATGGATGCCAACACGCACTCAGACCTATGACGTAGATGCCAGCCTCATGCTGCAGGGCAAGCTGTATAGTGAAAGCAATGGTACAGTCTATGCCTATCTTGAGTATTATGATCCTGCCAAGGGTTTCATCCCAAGCGAAGCTCGTAAGAATCTTGATCGCATCAGTATCTATGATCCTGCCAGCTATAACACTGGCAATGTAGCAATATATCCGCTTAATATCACACGTTCTTGGGGTCCAGAACACATAGGAGAGACCTGGTGGAATCTAGCCAGTGTGCGATATTATGATTATGAAATAAGCGACAATAGCTATCGTTGGCAGCACTGGGGTCAGATAGCTCCCGGTACTTCTGTTGATGTCTATGAGTGGGTTGAAAGTCCAGTATCACCGGACATGTGGGCCACTTATGTGGCCAACGGCACAAGTTTTGCTCAATATGGTTACAACTACACTCCTACTGGATTCGTGCTCAATGCCAGTGATCCTGCTTATACCACAGAAACAAAATACAATGCTGCTAACATAGCTGTGACCAGATATTATTTCTGGGTTGCCAACGCCACAACATTGCCGCTACCTCCTGGTCGTACCATAACGACATTGCAGATCAGTAACATCATTCACTATCCAACAAGCTACGGGGTGCGTTGGTATGCTGCCATAGACAGTCGTACCATATTGGTTAGTGGAGTTGGGCAATATCTCAGTGGCACAGACACGGTCCTTAGCTTGCTGTACACTCATCAGCAAAACAATCAGATAGATTACAAGCAATATGATCTTTTGCGACCAAATGATCCGACCAGCTTGCCAAGTGATTTTTTCTGGACCAAACTCAAGAACAGTCTCACTGGCAAGGACGGGCAGGACGAGAATGTGCCCGATCCCTATCTCAGTGAAATAATGCGTTATGGTACGCTGATACGTCCCCGTCAAAGCTGGTTTAAGTATCGCACTATAGCTGCTGAGACATATGTAGCCGAAGCTAACAAACTGCTAGGAACCATACTTTTGGTACCAGATATCAATCGCAGCAGTTGGATCAAGTATTTCAGCGTAGCACAAGCAGCACCGAGCGCGGATTATACAGTTGGTACAATCAGCAGCAGAAATGCGCTAGGAGGAGTCATACCAGAAAATAGCACAGTAGTGGTGCTAGGTGGATCGGATACCAATAATCTATGGAAGCTGTATCAGTATCAATTCAACGGGGGCAACTATCTCTGGACAGAACTAAGTGTACAGGCATATAACACTCCAAATTATTGGTATTATGTAGATTGGTACTTGACAAACAGTGCAGTGAACAGCCTTACCATACCAAAGTACGTGGTACAAACTGAGAACGATAAAGATCAGTATGCCGGAGTGAACGGTACGATAGTCAAAGTACTCAATCGAGGCGATGGTTATTGGGCTCTATACCAATGGGCTGGTAGTACCATTGGGTCCTGGATCACAGTTGGTTACCAAAATGGTACCATACAGATCAGCACAGGCGTATATGATGGCAGCATCAATACCATGTTGTTTGGTAACACACCGTTTGATAGCACAGGATTTGATATCTTCCCACATGTTGAATTTGCCAGCATGATAGACGGGTTAGTATATGCTATATTCAACAATCCAAATCCTGCTGTGCCCGGCGAAAGTGTTTATCTAAATCAGTTGTTTTTCACTATGATCAACTATGTGCTAGTAGAGCAAGGGTTTGTAGATTGGCTGTTCAAGACCAGTTTCATCTATCTCAGAGGATTCAATCTGCCACTTAGCACCAGTCAGCTATATCAACCAGACTATAGTGATGCTTTGCTGGCTTATCTAAATGAAGTCAAACCTTACCATGCCAAGGTACGAGCGTTCGTCACTCAGCGCACATGGCAAGACAATGCCACTGTGTATACCACTGATTTTGATAATGAAGCCGCTGGTAACACCAGCAATCTAGCATGGAAACAAAACTATCTAACCAATCCTGAACTTATTAGGACTTTGAAGATAAGCTTGCTATTTGACCGAGTAGCTAGCAGCTCGGTTGGCTGGAACAGCAGATCATGGAGCGTCAACGGTTGGCAGTTTGAAAATAACACATACTATCAACCAACCTGGGGAGCGTTTACCAGAATCAAAGATTTCTACGCACCCACATCAGATATGATTCGCCAGGATGATCCTAACCTAATACCTAACAGCGATTATCGTGGCATCATCATGGACGCTATTGGTTTCCGGTTTGGTCCTGGTTGGGATTTCACCCCATGGGATTCGCCAACAGGTTTTGATGCTTCTCAGGCCACATTCTCTAACTATATTGATGTGATAGTACAAGGTGGTGTGGCGCCAGTCTATGATAAATTCTATGGTACAGGTTCTAGGCGTACCTTCCAGCTTAGTAACATACCACAGAGCCCCCAAACTCCTGTGGTATGGTCAGACGGCATCTTGCGTCAGTATGGCATAGATTGGATAATACCAAATTGGGTAACTGGTGTGCTTTTAGCAGCAGGAGGATCTGGTTACGCCATAGGTGATTCACTTAATTTGGATATAGCTCCGTCTGTGTCACCAACAGTGATCACAGTAACTGATGTTGATAACAACGGATCAATACTAAGTGTTATCTTAGAAAGTACCGGATCATATGACCTGTTCCCATCTGGACCTGTTGGGGTGGTTTATCCGCCTTATTCAACCGGAGTTGGATTCGGAGCACTGTTTCAACCAACATGGGGCGGTAGCACTTTGGTATTCTATGACGCACCGAACAGTAATGCAGCACCAAACATATTTGTGCTATATGTTGGTACAACGTTTGTGCCAGCACCAACTGGGGCAATAGATATCATAAACGACGGTAACCGTTTCGTGCAACCGTATGTTGATAACGACCATCCAGAAGAGCTTTATAAGTTTAACCTACCCAGCAGTGTACGCATTGATACATATCAGCAAGCAGTCGGCGGCGCTCCTTTAATTTACATGCGCATCTATCAGCCAGACGGCCACCGCGATCACTTCCCACTGGGCATCCAGCCAATGGATCAGTTTAGCGTAATAGCACAGCTTGATGGTAAGATTTTGAATTATGGTATTGCCAATGATTATGTGATAAACTGGGCTACCAATACATTGGTATTTTTAGATGCACCAACTGGTGCTACTTTGCAAATATTGACAATATCAACTGGTGGTACTGGCACAGGGATGAAGACCATCGTACCAGTGACGATTGGATCTGGTTATCAGCCTGGAGATGCCATCACGCTGGCAGGTGGTCAAACCGTAGATTATGATCCAGCCAGAGTGCAGGTAGTCACAGTACAGGCTGTGAACGTAGCTATAGTTGCCGGTGGAATTGGTTACAATGTCGGTGATACACTGATCTTAGCCAACGATTATCAGAGTTCGAATACAAGTGCTGTGGAATTGACAGTAACCAATGTCTCAGTTCTCAGCGGTTCGATTACAGCTGTAAATCTCGTGCAACCTGGCCAATACACATTCACCCCGGAAACTT